AGGGGCCAACGCCCTCGGCAGGAATCTTGGAAACAAGAGGAACCCAAAACAGTTGGCACGTCTCAGTTGATGAAACTTCGACGGTGAATGGGTGTGCTTAGTATGGATGTGAGAGTCTGTATGAAGTCTATGGCAACATAGATGGGGAAGCTGGCGTTGCGAGCGTGGCCCGCGGACAGTGTCAGAACGAGCTAGCCTTAGGCTAAAAAGTGGATACGAGAGATCGTTGAAACGTACCGACGCCTAGAAGCAAGTCGGTGCATCGTAGTCTTCTTAAGTCCTGATCTCCGAGCGACTAGCTTTGGGAGAGGGAAACTGGGAGGACACCTGGGTTCACTTTGAGAACTTATACGCACAGTCCTTTTAGTAGGAATGTTGCTGCCGGGGGGCCGCTCGCTTATCGGCGGGTATCCCCTTTCCAGACCAGGTAAACCGGAGTAAGAAGGTTGGTTACCTTCGATGCCGGTGATCCTTGGCCTCGATGCAGCGTAAAAGAAAGCATGGTAACATGCCTTGGGCCAGCAACTCTTAAGCCGAGAAATCGGGGAAGGGGAGAAATCCCGGAGCCAGGTCCTATAGTGTATCTTGGAGGCACCAGTTCCCAATCGTCAGAAAGTAGGTGACACAGTAGCCGAAACCTGAACACAGCCTAAGCTGAACAGCTTTCCAAAGTAAAGGCTAGCGGGGGAAACCCCGTGCTAGAGACGCTTTACTGTCGTACTAAGTCTACCTGCGGTTTGTACCCCAAAAGGAGCATACCGAATGGTGGAGCCGAAAGGTCGACGGCAGTCAGGGACTACCCGCATGAGCGTCCTCGGTTTAGCCCATTGGGGTCGATGGGTCTACCTTTGGAAAGTCTTGAGCAGGCTGGGGAAAAAGTGTCTCCCCCTGCCTACCTAAGTTCCCTCAGTGCAGTCCAGCGAGGTGGTGACGATCGGTAACTCGATGCCGAGAACCCCATCTCTTGCGTGGTCTCGCAATTTGCTCGACCTTGCCCTCGTAGTAGGTTTTGAGCTGGCTTGCCAGTTTGAGACTCTATGAATAGGTAGGGACGAGGCTGACTCCCAATCATGTTTTATATTAGGATTTTACTTATGAAATTTCTTCCATTTTCAAACCCTAGATACGCATCACTCATGTTTGCCAACCTATTCCCTGTACCTAATTTCATCGCTAGCGGATCAACCGCCAACGAGACAGTTTCAACTGGGATCCGACACCTATCGGATGTGACGGACTCCGAGCCGCCGGCGACCGTAAAATATACGGTTAATGGTAAAACCTTGTCTTACGACGAGGTGCTCGCCGTCAACCCAGAAGAACGTACGATAGCCCATTGGCTCGTACTGCTGGATTGGAACCAGCAACGTCAACGTCCTTATGTGATCGTGGACCCTTGGGATCCATCTGGTCTGCTCTACCTACGCTACGATGAATACTTAGTACAAATGCGTACTCTAGCCGCTTCTAACGTTCCTGTTCTAGTTGTTGCCCGTCCCGGATCGAAAGCTCCGGTTCCTCAAAAATACCCCCCCTTTAGCGCCTGGCGCTCCCCCTTCTCAACGGACATCGGCTCAACATGGAAGCACTTCAGAGATCTACGTAAGTGGATCTTCCGAAATACCACATGGGGACCAGACTCGTCGGTCAAGGTTCACGATGGCAACATCGGTGGACTCGTCAGAATGTGGTACCGGGAGGTATC